TCGACGGGGTGGAGATCAAGTGCCGCCTCGACTTCGGGGCCAAGGCCATCGACTGGCGCGGCCTCTACAGAAATCCCGGCGCGTAAACTGCGCCAAATGCTGAAACTCGACATACGGGCGGTCCTGACGGGCCGCCCTTCGTCTTTCCAAAAGGATCGTCATCATGAAAAACTACGTTCAGCCCGGCAAGACCATCACCCTGACCGCGCCCTATGCCGTCACTTCCGGCGATGGCCTGCTCGTGGGCTCAGTCTTCGGCGTCGCCGCTGGTACCGCCGCCCTAAGCGAAGCGGTCGAAACCGCGCTCGTCGGCGTCTACGATCTGAAGAAGGTCGCCTCGCAAGCCTGGGCCGCGGGCGACAGGATCTATTGGGACAACACCGCTAGGCAGACCACCAAGACCCTGACCGCGAACACGCTGATCGGCGTGGCGACCGAGGCGGTGGCAGGCGGGGCCACCGACCTGATCGGCCGGGTGCGGCTGAACGGCGCGTTCTGATGAGCGCCTTCGCCGCCGCCATCGGCGCGCTCTTCGCCGATCCGAACATGGGGCGAGATGCGGTCTACACCGCCGATGGCGGCGCACCCGTTCTGGTGCGCGTCGTCGCACGGCGCGCCGATGCCGTCACCGATTTCGGCGATGCCCGACTCTGGTCCGAAACCACCCGCGTCGACCTGCGCGTGGCCGAGGTGCCAAACCCGCGCCCCGGCGACAGGCTGGAGATCGACGCGGACGCTTTCCTCATCCAAGGCGAGCCCGTCCGCGATCGCGAGCGGCTGGTCTGGACTGTCGATCTGAGGCCAGCGTGAAACTGAAGCTAGCCATCGATCCGGACCTCGTCGCCCTGATGGCGGCCGAGGTCGCGGCTGGGGAGCGCGCCGTCACCGCCGCGATGCGCGAGGCGGGCACCGGCCTGAAATCCGCCTGGCGCACCCTGATCACAGGCGCGGGGCTAGGCACGCGCCTCGCCAACTCGATCCGCTCCGCCAGCTTTCCGAAGTCCGGTGAAAGCCTGAACGCGGCTGCCCTGGTCTGGTCGAACGCCCCGGTGATCATCGGCGCGCATGATACCGGCCCGCTGATCCGCTCGAAGAACGGGTTCTGGCTGGCGATACCCACGCCAGCGGCAGGCAAATCCACGCGCGGCGGCCGGATCACCCCCGGCGAGTGGGAACGCCGCACCGGTATGCGCCTTCGGTTCATCTATCGCCGGAGGGGGCCGAGCCTATTGGTGGCCGAAGGAAGGTTGAACATCAAGGGCCGGGCTGTGGCGTCACGGTCGAAGACAGGCCGGGGCGTCGTCACAGCGCCGATCTTCCTGCTGGTGCCCCAGGTGAAGCTGCCGAAGCGGCTGGATCTTGCGCGGGACGCTGAGCGGGCGGTTGACGGTGTGCCGGGGCTGATCGTGGCGAACTGGGTGGAGGGGCGCTAGGGTTTATCCGGTGCCTGAGTGTCTAGACTGCTGACCTCACCTAAGCAGTAAATTGGTTTGTCCGGGGACATCACCAAGATGCCTGCGTAGAAGCGGCTGCAATGATGCACGGGATGGAATAAACGACTCGTTATAGCCGAAGTCGTGCCAATCGATATCTGCCCGTGCGCCAAGCCTATCTTGGTGCATCTTGTCGCGCACCTCCTTCACACGGCGGACATTTGCATCAAGTTGCGCTGCATCGGCTGGGTCGAACTCACGGCAAAGTGCTGCGATCCAGTCATTGGTGTTGACGCGCGCGCCGGTAGAGCCGTCGTCACCAATTCCTGCGAGGTGATGGACTGATCCAAGGCCCTCGCAAACCGAAAACACGCCGACGCTGAACTCGAAGTTCATGATCTGGAAGTAAGGTTCGAACAGCACTGATCTGCCCGATACCCGCTCCCCGTGCGGAACGATAAGGCCAGCCTTCATCTCAAGGCCGACCAAGATGTGCTTTAGGTTAGAATTCAGCCTTCTCCGTACGTCTGGGTGAATGCCGACTGGGACTGCCCTGATCAGCCAAGGAACCCAATCCGCGGAGGCTGAAAGCGCATGAAAACCAGGCGGGTTAGCTGGATACAGATCAAGGTAAAACACTTTGGAGCCCCTCGCTGATCCTACCATCGGCAATCATGACGAATACACAAAAATGGCTTCTGCTCAATAGCATAGGCAGATATTCAAATGCCCACTCCCCGCGAAACCATCCTTGCCGCGCTGCACGGGCGGCTTATGGCGTTGCCCGCCACCGCCCTGCGCGGTGACGTTCTGCCTGAACGCGTGCCCGCTGCCGGCCTCCTGATCTTGCGGGACGGCGAGCCGGGCGAGCCCGAGGTGACATTGTCGCCCCTACGCTACCATTACCAGCACCGGGCCGAGATCGAGGCAGTTGTGCAGGGTGCAAGCCGTGACGCCACCTTCGACACCCTCTGCGCCAGCATCGGTGCCGCGCTTGCCGCCGACCGCACGCTGGGCGGCCTTTGCGACTGGGTCGAGGCGGAAGCGCCTCGCCCGGTTGATCTGCCCGTCGAGGGTGCCGCCAGCCTGAAGGCAGCGGTCATCCCCGTCATCCTGCACTATTCCACGGCTGATCCGCTGGCCTGACCCATCTCACAATAGGAGAACACGATGGCACGAGCCCATGGGGCGCGGGCGCAGATGGCGCTTGCGTTCGAATCCGTCTATGGCACCGCGCCCGCCACGGGCTATCGGACGGTGCCTTTTGCTAGCATCACGCTCGGTTCCGAACAGCCGCTGATCGCCTCGGAACTGCTGGGCCAGGGGCGAGACCCGCTGGCCCCGATCAAGGATGCGGTCACCGCAGACGGCGATGTCGTCGTGCCGATCGATGTCGAGAACCTTGGCCTCTGGCTGAAGGCGGCGTTTGGCGCGCCTGTCACCTCCGGCACGACGCCCAAGACCCATACCTTCCAGTCCGGCAACTGGACGCTGCCGAGTATGGCCATCGAGACGGCGATGCCCGAGGTGCCGCGTTATGCGATGTACACCGGCTGTGTCTGCGATCAGCTCTCGTGGCAGATGGCGCGGTCAGGGCTGCTGACGGCGACGGCCCGGCTGGTGGCGCAGGGTGAAAGCGTCGCGGCCACTACGGCGGCGGGCACGCCCACTTCGCTGGCGCTGCAGCGGTTCGGGCATTTCAACGGGGCGATCACTCGCAACGGCTCGCCGCTTGGCAACGTCATCTCGGCCGAGGTCACCTATTCTAACGGCCTTGATCGGATCGAGACCATCCGCTCGGATGGCCGCATCGAGGGGGCCGATCCCGGCATGGCAGCGCTGACCGGCCGGGTGGAGGTGCGCTTTGCCGACAGCACGCTGATTACGCAGGCCATCGACGGCACGCCTTGCGAATTGGTCTTCGCATGGAGCCTTGGCGCCAACGCGAGCTTCACCTTCACCGCCCATGCCGTCTACCTGCCGCGCCCCCGGATCGAAATCGCGGGCCCGCAGGGTATCCAGGCCACCTTCGACTGGCAGGCTGCCAAGGCAACCAGCCCCGCCCGCATGTGCACAGCCGTCCTCGTCAACACCGTTGTGAGTTATTGATCATGATCAGACTGAACCTGACCGCAGCCCCTGCGTGGCTGACCCTCGCCCCCGGCCTGCGCCTAAACGTGGCCCCGCTGACCACCGCCCTGATGGTTTCGGCCCGAGCCGATCCTGCCATCGAAGACCTGCCGGACACCGCCACGCAGGAGGAACTGGCCCTTACCATGGCCAAGGCCGTCGCCCGGCGCGCGGTTCTGGATTGGGAAGGAGTCGGCGACGACGCTGGCAACATCGTCCCGGTCTCGCCCGAAGGCGTCGACGCCCTGCTGGAAATCTGGCCGGTCTTCGAAGCCTTCCAGACCCAGTATGTCGCCAAAGGTCTTATCCTGGACGCGGAAAAAAACGTCTCTGCGCCCTTGCCGAATGGTCCTTCGGCGGGGGCGACCGCTACTGCGCGGCCTGTACGGGGCGCTGCCCCGACTGCCCCGCAAGACTGAACCGGCCAAAGACGGAACAGGGCTGGCAGGTCTGGGATCTGGTCGGCCGCCTTGGCGGGCAACTGCGTGTGATCCCCGGAGCGGTGCTTGGCTGGGACATGGGCGCTGCCCTCGCGATGGCCAATGCCCTCGGGATCGACGCCCTGATCGCCGCAGAGCTGTTGCCCGAGATCGAGGCGGTGATGGTCCGCAAATTGAACGAACAGATCGGAGACGGCCATGGCTGAAAAAAGGGTCAGTGTCCGACTGGTTGCCGAAGGCGGCCGTCAGGTCCGCGCCGAGTTGGAAGGAATCGGTGAGGCGGGCACGCGCGGGTTTGGCCGCCTGTCCTCCGAGATGGAACTGGCCAATGCCCGCCTCGGCAGCTTTGCCCGCAAGGCCGGGATTGCGCTGGTGGCGGTGACAGCCGCCGCAGCCGCTGCGGGTGTGGCGATGGTCCGCTCGGGGCTCGATGTGATCGGCGCACAAGCTGACATGGCCGCTTCCCTTAAGACCACGGTCGAAAGCCTGCAGGTTCTGACTTGGGCCGGGGAACTGGCGGGCGTGTCGATGGGCGAGATCGAACAGGCCACCAAGAAGCTGACCACGCGGTTGTCGGAAGCGGCGACTGGGTCTGGATCAGCTGTGGGGGCTTTGCAGCGGTTGAATCTGACCGCCGCCGAACTGCAGGCGCTGCCGCTGGATCAACGCATCGTCGCCATCCAGGAAGCGCTGAACCAGTTCGTGCCCGAGGCCGAACGCGCTGCCGTGGCATCCGACCTCTTCGGTGACCGGGCCGCACTGTCCTTTCTGCGCATCGATTCCGCTACCCTGCGGGAAGCGGCACAGGATGTGCAGGATTTCGGGGTGGCGGTCAGCGCAGCCGATGCGGCGCAGATCGAACGCACCGGCGATGCCGTCGCCAAGCTGAGCCTGATCTGGCTGGGGCTGACCAACCGCCTGACCGCCGCCGTCGCCCCTGCACTGGAAACGGTGGCGAACGCACTGGCCGACATGGCGCAGGGCACCGGGCCCATCGGCGGCGCAATCACCGCAGTCTTCGACAACCTCGGCCGCCTCGCCACCTATGCCGCGACCTTCGCCGCCTTCATGGCCGGTCGCTGGGTGGGAGGACTGGCCGTTGCCGCACTGTCAGTGCGCGGCCTCGCTACCGCACTCGTATTCCTGCGCGGGGCGTTGATCCGCACCGGCATCGGCGCGCTGATCGTCGGCGCGGGGGAACTGGTCTATCAGTTCTCGCAGCTTGTGATCCGTGTCGGCGGAGTGGGTGAAGCGTTCCGTCTGCTGGGCGATCTCGCCACGGAAGTCTGGTTGCGCAGCGGCCTGTCGCTCGACGCCGCCTTTGCCAACATGGCTGCGGGCTGGGAGGGACTGAAGGCGGCCGGGCTCTCGGCGCTTGAAGGCACCATCGCGGGCGTGGTCAGTTTCGGCGACCGGACGGCTGCGATTTTCCAAGGGGCTTATGACGCTGCGGTGGCGATCTGGGGCAGTCTGCCCGGCGCCATCGGCGACTTCGCCTTCCAGGCCGCGAACGGGCTGATCTCGGGCGTCGAGGCGATGCTGAACGGCGTCGTCACCCGCATCAACAATTTCATCAACGGGCTGAACGCGGCGCTGGACCTTCTGCCGGACTGGGCAGTGGGCGAAGGTGGGGTGCGGATCGGCACGCTTGACCCCGTGGAACTGGCGCGGATCGGCAACCCTTTTGAGGGCGCGGCAACTGCTGCTGGCGCTGCAGCCGCCGATGCCTTCTCGACGGCGTTGTCCCGGACATACCTTGAACCGCCCGACCTCGGGCTTGGCACGATGGCAGCCGATGCGCGTGGCCGGGCTGATGGCTATCGCGAGGCTGCTGTGATGCTGGCCGATGCGGTCGGCCGTCCACTTGCCAGTTGGCAGGCGCTGCGTGACGCGATGACCGGCACCCGAGCGGATGCCGAGACCGCGCTGGCAGATGCCGCCAGCTCGGCTGATACCCTGAACACCGAACTGGACGACACCGCAACTGCTGCCGGGAATGCGGGCGCTGCCGCGCGCGACGCCGGGGCCGACGCTGCCGCAGGTGCCGACCAGGCTGCGACCGGCTGGGGTGCCGTAACAGCCGCGCTGGCCGACTATGCCACCAAGGCGCGCAACATCGTCGGCGATATCGGCCAGACGCTGGTCGGGGCCTTCACCTCGGCCGAGAACGCGGTGGGCGAGTTCGTCAAGACCGGCAAGCTCGACTTCCGCGATCTGGTCACGTCGATGATCGCCGATCTGGCCAAACTGGCGGCGCGGACATTCATCCTCGGCCCCATTGCCAATGCGCTGTCAGGCGCGCTTGGCGGTGCGGGCGGGAAGTTCGCCAATATCCTGCATGCGGGTGGCATGGTCGGATCGCCGGGCCCCGGTCGTATGGTTCCCGCGCTGGCCTTTGCCAATGCCCCGCGCATGCATGCGGGCGGCTGGGCCGGGATCAAGCCCGACGAGGTTCCGGCGATCCTGCAACGCGGCGAGCGTGTCCTCTCACGCCGCGAGGCCGCTGGATATGGCCAGGGACAGATCAGCGCACCCGCCGTCAACGTCACCATCATGGCCCGCGATGCCGAAAGCTTCCGGCAATCCCGCACCCAAGTGGCCAGCGACATCGCCCGCGCCGTGTCGCTGGGCCGGAGGGGCATGTGATGGCCTTCCATGAAGTCAGGTTCCCCGACAATATCAGCCGCGGCGCGCGGGGCGGACCCGAGCGGCGCACGCAGATCGTGGCGCTGTCCTCAGGCGATGAGGAACGCAACGCTTCGTGGGCCAATTCCCGGCGGCGCTACGATGTCTCCTATGGTGTCCGGCGGGCTGACGATCTGGCAGCAGTGGTGGCCTTCTTCGAGGCACGCAACGGGAGGCTTTGTGGCTTCCGGTTCAAGGACTGGTCGGATTTTAAGTCCTGCGTGCCCTCGGTGGCGCGGGGCTTCGCCGACCAGCCCATCGGGACCGGCACCGGATCGAACCGGTTCTTCCAGCTTGCCAAGACCTACACCTCGGGCGCGCAGTCCTGGACGCGGGCCATCGTCAAGCCGGTGGCGGGAACCGTTCGCGTGGCGCTGGGCGGCGTGGAGCAGTTGACCGGCTGGACGGTCGACACGACGACCGGGATCGTCACCTTCACCACGGCACCGGGATCGGGCGTCGCGGTGGCGGCGGGCTTCGAATTCGACGTGCCGGTGCGCTTCGACAGCGACTCCATGGACGTGAACCTCGACATCGAACGGCTCGGCTCGATCACCTCGATTCCGCTGATGGAGATCAGACGATAAAAGC